CGGCAGCTCCTCCAACACCTCTCCCAGCCGCTCCATGGCTCTTGTGTGCCAGTCGCGGGCCGTGCTGTCCGCCGTCCCCATCCTCGCGCTGATCTTCGCCCAACTGTACCCACGCACATAGCGCATCACAATGACCTCTTTGTACTTACCGTTCAGCGCGTCCAGACAGGCGCGAATACAGGCTTCATCCCCGGACAAAACCCGCTCCGCCTCCGCGATCTCCGCCAGCCGCTCGCTCACGCCGTTTTCCAGCGCCCGCAGTCCGCTTTCCTCCGTCGGCTTTCCCGGCGACGAACCGCGCGGCATCCCGTCACACGCCAGCCCCCGCAGTCCGTAATAATTGCCCTCCAATTCCGCCCGCTCCTGCCGCATCAGGCGCAGCATCCCCGGAATTGCCTTGTAGTACAGGGCTATGTGCTTCACGCTGCCATACCGCATCCGTCGCCTCCTGTTCTTGGCTCCTCGCCAAATCTCCTTGCCCGTGGTGTCAATCCAGCGTTTTCCCGAAGATCGGCTCTTTCGCGTCGCTCTCGTCCACATCCACCGGCTCGCCGAGAATGTCCGTCATGCGCCGGGCCAGCATATTGTAGCCGAACCAGTCCCCGCCCTCGGCCCACTCGTTAAACTGCCGGAATACGTCCTCCGTGGCGCGGACGGTCTCATTCAGCCGCTCCACGCCAAAGCCGAGGGCCTGACGCGCCCCCAGCGCATAGCATTTCACTACGATCTCCGCCGCTTCCCGCCGTTCGCCCAGCAAGGCCCAATCCCGGTTGCTTTTCGGTGCTTTTGACGCAGGCAGCACGAATTTTTCCGTCAGCAGGCCCTCCAGCTCCTCGTTCAGCTTCTTTTTCGCCCGTTCCATGCCCACGCCGCGCTTGTTGACGGCAAACCGCTCCAACGCGCCGTTTGCGGCGGTGATCATGCGGTCAAGCCGGTCTTTCCCGATGCCGTAGCGGTCATGCAGCGCCACCATGAAGCACAGAGAGATCACATGGCCCGCCGCCTCCCGGTTTTTCTCCACCCGCTCGCTCTCCGGCGTTTTCCCCCGCAGATAGCGCGTCTGCGCTGTCCGTGCCGCATTGGTGCCAAAATGCGCCGGGATATGCTTATTTCTCCTCATGCTCTGCCTCCAGCTTCCCGCAGAACCGCCCGCACATGGGGCAGAACTCCGCGCACAGCACATTCAGCCCGCCGCCCCGCGCCGTGCTGTCCATCACAAGGCGGGGCCTGCCGTCCTCGCCATATTCCAGCCAGAACGCCGTGCCGTCCACGGTCTCCAGCTTTTGGTGCCGCTGGCACAGGCCGCACACGGGCATTTCCTCCCGTTTCTGCTCCCTGTCCTCGAACCACGCCAGCTTTGCAAGGGCCACCTCGTAGCCCCTGCTGGAATACACACGCCCGTCGTTGTCGTAGTGCGTCAGCCGTTTTTCCCACATGATGATACCTCCTCCGCCAGCTCCCGCCAGCGTTTGATTTCTTCCTTGCTGTCCGCCGTGATGATCTCTGTGAATTTCCAGCCCGCCGGACGGGCGATCAGCTCCAGAAACACCCGCCGCCGTACAGGATAATCCCGCTGCATCCGCCGGACAAACTTGCTCTTGACCTCCACGATCTCCACCGTGCCGTCGGCATAGGTCAGCCGGAAATCCGCCGTGTACTGAACGCTCCGCAGCTTCACGCCGTTGTATTCTCCCGCCGGGAACAGCAGAAAGCAGGGATGCGCCTCCCACTTCACGATCTCCCCGCGTCCGATCTTTGGCACAACGGTGCCGACGTAGTATTCATACTCGCCCCGGCTGTCAAATTTCAGCCCGGACATGGCAGCGGCACGGGCCGCCGCCGTCACGGTGTCGCCCCGCTTTTTCCCGCGCCCGGCAAGCTGTGCCTCTGCCTGCGCCCGGTAACGCGGCGGCAGATCGGATAGCTCCAGCCGGTACGCCATTCACAGTCCCTCTTCGTGCTTTTCTCTCTGCGTCGCTATCATGTCCGCGTAATGCAGCTCCAGCACAAGCGGCGTTCTTTCCATGGCGGCATTCAGCGCCCGGCTCCCTCCACGGAAAGCATCGTCATACGCGCCCATGTGCCAGCGGATGGCAAGGGCCTCGTCGTCTGTCAGCTCCATGTGCTTCATCACGAGATAGACAGACTTCTCCCCGTGTCCCATGGGCATCTGATCTTTCACGGTGTAGTCGGGATATTCCCCGGCATAGTAGTTCGCCTTGCACACGTCATGCAGCAGCGCCACGATGGCCTGCGTCTGCGGCGAATACAGGCCGCGCAGATTGAAATTCCCCAGCAGGGCATAATATACGTTCAGGCTGTGCTTCACCAGCCCGCCCGGATAGGCCCCGTGAAACCGTGTGCTGGCCGGAGCCGTGAAGAAGTCTGTGCTTTTCAGCCACTCCAGCAGCTTGTCCGCACCCGGTCTCGTCACCTGTGACAGAAAAATTTGCTCGAAACGTTCGGCATCGTTCATTCTCATTTCCTCCTTGGTCGATATATATTTCCTCGCCCGTGCCAGCACTCGGCGCGGCGCAAGATCACAACGGTATGCCGCTGTCCGGCGTTACTCACCTTGGTTTCTACGCGGTTGAGCGTGTAGCCGGGGTATTTCTGTTCCCAGAACGCAGCGTCGTCTATGTACACGGTGCTGGCCTCCTCCAGCTTTTTGCGGCTCCACTTGGTATCGTTGGGCGGCGGTGTCTTGGGCTTTTCCAGTCCACGGCTCTGCCGCCAGCTTCGGGCGCACCGCTTGTTCTTGTTGATATATTTTACAAGGCCCTCCACGCTTCCGTGGTCAACGGTGAGATATTCCCCTCGTGTAAGGCCAATGCTGTTTCCGTTCTTATCGCTCCACAGCTCCTCCAGCACGTCACGGGTCAATCCCTCTGTGTGCTGGATGATCGCGTGGTGATGATGGCGGCCACAGATCGTCCCGTCTGCCATCACCGTCGTGTATTCCGTGGCGGCTACCCACTTCGGGCGCTCCACGCCGTTCTTGTCGCACCAGCGATATACCCGCTTGATGTAATTCGTCCAGTCCATATCCGCCCGCTTGGTGTCTCCCGGCGCTGGCAGATGATCGTCGTCATAGGTTCCCGTCCACGAGAAGTCGCCCTTTCCGAAGTTGGCGTTTACAAGTTGCACATGGTATCTCTTGGAACGGTTGTCGTTGTAGGTCTGCTGGGCGAGGGTACAGGCTTCTTTCTTCTTTGCTCTCCGGCTCGCCTTGTGCTGCTTTGGTGTCACGGGGTACAAATCGACCTCCATGTATCCCGCCGTGGCGTAGTCCTTGCCGCAGATATGCTTTTGTTCCCGATAATACAGGCTCATGCGGCCACGCCTCCCTCGTTTTTGCGTGTATGCGCCGTCACCGGCTTGCATACGGGCCATTTCAACAGTCGTATGCCGTCAGGCACACCCCTGTTTCATGGCTTGTCTCTTAACTTACTGCTGGTATACCAGCCCATTGCGGCCCCTCGGCCGCAACGAAAATTCTCTCCGGCACCGCCGGAAACAGGTCTCGCTTCAACCGGCAAGGCTGCGCCGCTCTCACGGCGCGACCGCCCCCGGTCGTCAGATTGTCGTTTTCTCCGCCAAGATCGGCGCGAGCATCTTTTCTCTCGCCGCCTCGTAGAAACTCTTGTCCACCTCGAACCCGTAGGCGCTGCGCCCCAGCTCGTAGGCGGCGCGTAATGTGGTGCCGCTCCCGGCCACCGGGTCGATCACCACGTCGCCGGGGTCTGTGAACACTTCGATCAGGCGTTTCAACACGCCCACCGGCTTTTGCGTGGGATGTATCTTCGGGTACTCCTTTCGGCTGTCTCGCTCCCAGCGGAACCAGTCAAAAACCATGTGCTTTCCGCCGTCCTCGCCGACGTTGCGGAACTTCGGCAGCTTGTCCCGGTAGAGGACGACCGCAAATTCCGTCGCGCCCACGATCTTCATGTTGGCTTTTAATACCTGCGCGGAATAGTTCTTGCAGAAAAACAGCGGATAGCTTTTTGCAAATCCGTACCGCTTTCCGTACTCGATCACGGTCTGCATCTGCTCAAAGGCACAGAACACGATCATGGCCGGGGCCTGTCCCTTTTCCTTTGGCTCTTTCTTCAACAGCCTGTTGCAGAAGTGCATATACTCCGCGATCTTGAACGTACCGTCCGTGTGGAAAAAGCTCTGCTTTGCCAGCTTGCTTTCCCCGTTCTTGTTGTCACCGCCCTGATACCACATGGGATTGCTGGCATAGGCATCCGCGCCGATGTTGTACGGGATGTCCGCGATCACAAGCTGGGCTTTCGGCACATTGTACCGCTTGAAATTCTGAAAATTATCGTGGTATAGCTCGCATTTCATATCGTTTTCTCCCTGCGCCGCCGCATCCGGTAGCACAGCTTCCCGCACCTGCGGCAGCAGATGTAATTCGTGTGATACTTCCCGCCGTGCCGGTCGCTCCGGCGGCGTGTGACCTCTATGTATTCCGTCTTGCACGGGCTGTGCAGCCCCAAGCGGCAAAGCAGCGGCTTCATCGCCTGTCACCTCTGATTTTCCGCTCGAACTGCTCGATTTCTCCCACGATCAGCCAGCAGAGCCACGCCAGCACAACGCCGTCAACCCTGCTATCATGCACGATGCCCTCAAAGACGCATTCTGCGCCAATCCAGCACAGGCCGAGCATCACATACAGGAACAGAAACAGCAGCCCCTTTGCCGCCGCGTTCAGAATACGCTCTGTTGTTCTCCCGCTCATTCCGTCTCCTCGCTTTCCAGATGCAGCAGTTGTTGGAGCTGCTTCCAAATTCGTAGCGTCCGCTTATCCGTCTTATTGATACATGCCTCGATCACCCGCAGGCGATACAAGATGTCCTCCCTGTCCTGTCGTTTCCCGATCTCGACCTGTCGTGCGAGCTTCGTATAAGCGGCTTTTCGCGCCTCCTCTGTTCTGTACCACACACCCAGCTCTTTCCCGCTGGACAGGCCCAAGAACAGCCCATATTGCGCATCCCCGCCGCCTCTCCTCGTTTCGATGTACGCAACCTGATCGGGTGGCACAAGATAGTAGCCCTCGAAGTCGATCATTCCGCACCCTCCATCAGAAACACCATCTTTTTCCCCACATACTCGCACCAGTGCTTTTCAAGCTGTGCACCGGGGCTGTCCTCCCAATCCGGCAGGAACACCGCCGTGTCGGCGCTCTCCAGCATGGCAAAGCAGATGCGCATGTAGTCCGCCTTTTTCAGTCCCTCCGGCGTGACCGCCGGGGAAATCACCGTCACACCGGCCCGCTCCTCCAGCTTCTTTGCCGCCGCCGCAAATTTCTCCCTGTAGTTCGGGTCTCCCGTGATCTTTCCGGCCAGATACACTTTCATTCTCTCACCTCCGGCCTTTCGGCAACGGCGGCCAGTGGGTGACATTCGCACTCGGCCATTCCACCAACGTTTCCAAGCCCAGACCACCGTGATACATCGTTGCCAGTTTAACGGCCCCACCGAGCGTGATGTTTTCTTTCTCCTTGCCTCCCGCCGTGGATATACACCGCAGGGCTTTTACGAGGTCTTGATCGTTCATTCCTGCCCGCCTCCCAACTTCTCCATCTGCTTCCGTTTCCAATTTTCTGTGTACTGCTCCATGCTCCCGTTAAAGCCCGTGCAGAGAAGCACATCATGCACCGTTTTTCCCTCGTGGGCGCAGTCTGAGCAGTTTAAGCCGTTGTTGCACGGCGTTTCGCAGAACTGGCACATGCAGTTGTCATTGTCGAACGGACACGGATTGACCGCTTCCACGATGATCTCCCGCCCGCAGCCGGGGCAGAAGTGCCATCCGTTTTCCGTCGGCCCGTCCGCCTCGAAATTCTCGATGTACCCACACGCCCGGCACCGCCAAGCGTCATGCTCCCGGTCTACGCACTCATATACCGTGCTTTTCTCGCTCATTTCGCTTCGCCCTCTTTCTCAAAGAAAAATACAAACAGCACCTCAAACATTTACATATCGGTTTCGGCAGTTCACATTGTTGCAGAAGCGCTCGCGCCCGATCTCCCGCAGGCGATGCCCGCAATACTGGCAATAGTCGCCCCGCTGTCGCCGTGGTTCTTCCTCTGCGTGTGTCCCGCAGTATCTCATGCGGTTCATCAGACACAACACGGAGCCGGGCTGCACCACCGCCGCGCAAACACTTTTTGCTTTACAGTCGTAGCAATCCATCACTCCGCCTCCTCCGCTCTCCTCGGCCTCCATTCCTCGTCCCGCACCTGAAACGCATCCCCAAGTTGCACGGTGTCCGGGAAATTGTGCTGTGTGGTCTGAATGGCGTACTTGTCGATCTCGGTTGCGTAGTAGGCCGTGACGTCCACGCCCAGCTTGTCCAGCGCAATATGGCCGCAGCTCATTCCGTCGTACATGGATAGCACTTCCACCGGTTCCTCCGTCAGCCCGTCAAAATGGCTCATAATGTGGGCGATTACGTCCACCGTCCAGCCGTTGCCCAGCATTTTATACGCTTGAGTATCGCTGACTGGAAAGGTGTATGTGTCCGGCACGGTCTGGAGGCGTTTGCACTCTGTAACGGTCAGTTTTCGGATAATGTAAAAGCCGTCAGTCAGTTTAATGGGGTATTCCTTGCCTTTGATGGCAATTTTCCCATTTCTAACCTCGTAAACAGGCACCGACTTCCCCGCATCCGTAACTACAAGTATGCTTTTCGGCCCCGCTGCCATCCCGACAGGCATCGCCACGCACGTTTTACGGTCAACGGTGTTTCCAACCATGTTTCTGATCCCGTCTTTGTAGTATGTAGCCCGCAGGCATTGGGCTTTCCCCTCGACGGTTTCATTTACCGGCACCGGCACGGCGTACAATCCAGTTTTTGCACCCACGCCCCCACCATTCCCGCACAAAGTCACACTCTTGCCGTCCGGTGAATAAACACGGTATTGCTGGCTGTCAAAGTCCTGCTTCTTTGCGTCGTTCTCGATAGTGCCGATGCGGATAGGCTCTGCAGCTCCATTTCGTTGCCGTCTTGCAATCATATCTTCCGCTGTGGCACTATGGTTTGATGCTGTTAGTGCATAGCCTTTCTCGCGCCAGCAGACGCCGCTTTCCAGAATGCCCCGCAGCAAAATGCCCCTGTCCTCCGGCTGTTCCACACGGACTTGGCTGTATGTACCGTCCGGCTCACGCTTGCCGACCCAGTAGAGCCGCTGGCGGTTCTGTGCGGAGACCAGAGCGGAGTTGATAAGCACCGGTTCCACGCCCAGCTCCGCCGTGATCTGCGCACGGATAGCGGGAGACATGGATTTGTTGTTTTCGTACAGGAAATAGTCGGGATGGTACTTGTCCCGCGCGATGCGGTAATTCAAAAACAACTCCCAGCCGATGCCGCTGGCTTCGGTTTCACGGTTCTTTGTCTGTGCGATAGACCAGCGCGTACATGGCGAGCCGCCGATCAAGATTTTCATTCCTCCGCCTCCTCGCGCAGCCAGTCCAGTGCGCACAGTTCACACGCTGTCATTCCGTCGCGTCCTTTTAGGTAGCACGTACTGTCACGATCATTGTTCTTGCAGTAGGCCGCGCCGTCGCTGCTCAGCATGAATTTTGCCAGTTCCTCGTCATTCATTTCTCGAACCCTGTCCGCGTTGGTAAAGACCACATCCGGGCAGTTCTGTTTCCGGGCGTTTTTACAGGCTTTCCCGCCGTAGTCCAGCAGGCAGCCCGGCACCCTGCATCGATCACAGAGTTTCATTCCGCCACCTCCTTAACCGTCATAGCACCCGCACGGAGCGCCGCAGATACACCCGCCGGGGCTGTCCGGGAACAACTGGTCAAAGGTCAACTGTGCCTCCTCGAACTCCTTGTTTGCCATGAACTCGTTGTAGTAGCTCTCCCATGACCAGTCGCGCCCAAGACCTTTTACATTCACATTTGTCTTGGCGCTCCCGTGTTCCAGCGCGATAGCCCGCTCAAAGAGATCGGGGTAGTTCTCCCACAGCGCTTGTATTTCTTTCTTCTTCATGGATGGGCAGAAAAAGCATGAACTTTTCCCCGGTCTCGGCAGTCCGGCCCGCTCGATCACGTGCACACATTCCTCGCGCGTCCAGCCCCATTCGTAGAGCGGATAATGCTTTTCGTACTTTTTGTCCGCTTCGTCGATGGGCGCGGCGTGTTGGATGCGCCGCGTCTCCCCGGCATCGTAACCGATGTATTTGTGGACGCGCTGGCCGCTGGCCCACACATCCTTGCACGGCTGGTAGTTGTTGCAGAACTTTTCCTGCGTCCCAATCTTGTGTTTGAGAGAGCATTTTTTAAATCCATAGGCGATCGAGGGCAGCCTCCCGCTGTTGATACATTCCTGCTCCAGCGTCAATCTGTTTCCGTCCTTGTCGTGGTACTCCACGGAGACGATCTTTGGGATGCCATGCTTTACCAGCCACTCATTGAACGTCTCCATGAACTCGTAGGTATGCGGCTGCTCGCCGCCGGTGTCCGCGAACAAAATCAGATCAATAGGGATTTTGTGCAGATACATTCCGATGATCATGGCGGTGCTGTTTGTCCCGCCGCCAAAAGAGACAACGTTCATTTCGTCTCCTCCCCGGTGCTGCCGTCCCAGTCAATCGCCTGTCCGCATTGTCCGCAGAAGCAACAGCGGTTTCCGTCCTCGTTGTGCAGGTATTCGCCGCTCCCGCAGGATGGGCAGGCCAGTACACCTGCGTCCCCGTCAGGGTAGGGGCTTTCCGGCACACGCCGCCGTAGCGCCTCTACGCCCATCCGGCAAGCCTCATTCACCGGTTCAAGGCTCTCATACGCCTCCCGGTGTTCCGGGTCGAGAATTTCCCGTGCTCTTGCGATTTCCATTTATTACATCCTTTCCGCTGCCGCTCGGAGGGCTTCAATGTCGATAGGAATACCGCGCCCACCCTCATAGTTGATAAACTCGACGACGCTTTCAATGTTCAGCGTGTTCATAGCCAACAGCGCCGCTTCCGTATCTCTGTTGCAACAGTCATTCCAGAGCATATACAGGCGCGCCCCCGTGATGCCTGCCCGTTGCATCCTTTGGAACCCCTGTTCAGCCTTAAACATATCCATGTCGTAGGCTTGCATCAGGAATTGCAGCGCACCCGGGTTGCCTGCGCAAATATCAAAAGTTACCATCATTCCTGCACACCCTCCATTCCGATCTGCCCCGCGTCCTCCGGGTCGTCCTCGGCCTCCTCGATAACCGCCTCCCGGCGTTCCTTGTCCTTATAGAACTGCTCCATGCAGAGCGCCTGAAATTCCGCAAGGTCGTTGATGTATTCCTCTTTCAGAATGTTCATGGGCATGATGGCTGCCAGTACATCCATGCCGTCATGCACCACAAGATACCGCTGTCCCGTCTGGGTCTGCCGCGCCGTGTAATAGATGTATTCGCTTTTCTTGATCTCCTCCGCCAGCGGCGCAAGATACGCCTCGTTGTAGAAGATCAGCTCGCCGTCCACCTTGCAGCAGCAGGCGGAACACCATAGCCCGTTGGGAGCCGCCGCCACTTTCAGTTTTTCCGTGTCCTGCTCACCTTGCGCATACGGCGCAAGGTTCAGCCCCAGCACATTGTTGATACTCTCCGGCCAGTCCTCGGTCAGATACACCTTTTTCCATGCGTCCGCCGTCATGTCCAACACCGTTCGCACCTGCTCGCTGCCCTCCATGTCCGGCAGCTCCGTCGCCCGGTAGATCGCCGTGCCGGTAGAAAGCCAAATACCGCTTCCCGCCACATGGAGTACGGCGCACCGGCCTCCGTTCTTGACCAAGTTCGCAAATTTCGATAGCTTCATTCCCGCCGCCTCCTTTACCCAAACAGATACAGAATGCAAAATTTCAGCAGGGCAGGCCCGGCCAGCGCCAGCGCCAGCCCCCAAATCACCGCCAGCGCAAGCAGCAGCACCGCGCCCAAGCCATACAGAATATCTTTCATCGCTTTCCACCTCTCACGCCTATGGTCACATAGGCGGTGCCTTTCCCGTTCAGCTCCATATCCACGGGTGCCTTGCAGTCCAAGCAGCTATGGGTGATGGTCTCCGTCTCCGCATTGGTCTTGTAGCGGAACGACTTACCGCACTTACAGTGCATGAACATGGGGCGCAGGCCCTCCAGCGGCGTTTCATGCCCGCACTCCTGACACCGGAAGCTGTACGTTTCCCGCTTCGCGCAGAACGCCTTGACCTTTCCGCACTCCTCGCACACCACCAGCAGAAAGCCCTTGTACGGCCCCTGCGTCCTGTCCTCCTCCGCCGTTGCCCAGCTCTCCCGCTCGCCGAACATTCGCTCCACGCGGCTGTTCCGCTCCAGCTTGTTCCGTTCCGCCGTGCCGCCGGTATGTACCTGCTCGCCGGTGCTGCCGAAGCCGCCGCGATCACGGTTGCCCAAGCTCTCCACCTGTACAAACTCCATGTCCGGCGCTTTCTCCACAAGGCGGAACTGGCAGATGCGTGTTCCTTTCGGAATTTGCGTTCCCTCTTTCCGCAGGCACAGCGCCGGATAGCCCCACACATCGCCGTCGCCGCAATAGTCATTCTCGATCACGCCCATGCTGTTCGCCAGCAGGATGCCCCACTTGCCAAAGGTCGAGGAGCGGGGAACAACGTGCGCATAGTAACCCGCCGGTATCTCAATGGAAACACCCAAGGAAATGATCTTGTACTCCAAAAAGTCCAGCGTGACATCCTCTGCTGTGCAAAGGTCTATCCATTCGCCGTGAACCTCCGGCAAGGCGTTTCCATGGGTGTTGATTTTCACTTTCATATTCAGTTCCTCCCGCAAAATTCTTTTGGCATAACCACCGCCGTGCCGTCCGACACGGCCCAGACCTCCGCGTCCCGTATGTCCGTCCACTCACAGCCCCAGTATTCCGCCGCGTTCAGCAGTGCGGAGTAGTTCGACCGGTGCGGCACCACCACAGCCCCGTATTTCGGATGCACTACCCGCGCCCTGCCTCTGACCCGCCAGCGTTCCTCACGCGCCCGCCGGACGCTTTTCTGGTAACTGTCGCGGTCAAAATACAT